CCCGCGCACACAGCTTTTCAAATTTGAGCCGGCCCCCTCGACGGGGCGCGGCTTTTTTTCTGCCCGCCAACAAAGGAAAGAACCCATCGCCATGGGAAACGCCCAGATACACCCGACCCTCGAGAAGCTCATCGTCCCCGTTTCCGAGCTCAAGCACTACGGCAGGAACCCGCGCCGCGGCGACCTCGACGTCATCGCCGATTCGCTCACCCGCAACGGCCAATACAAGCCGATCGTGGTGCGCGCCGGCACGAACGAGGTCCTCGCCGGCAATCAGACCCTGATGGCCGCCCGGGACAAGCTGGGCTGGGATCAGATCGCCGCGACGTTCGTCGACGTCGACGACGACGCGGCGGCCCGGATTGTTCTGGTCGATAACCGCACGTCCGACCTTGCGTCCTACGACACGCCCGAGCTGCTCGAGCTGCTCAACTCGGTCCCCGATCTTGCCGGGACCGGTTTCGACGCGGCCGCGCTCGAATCGTTGTACGGGACGCAGGAGCCGGCGGAGGCGCCAGCCGACGCCGATGAGGTCCCCGAGGCGCCGGCGCCGATAACGAAGCCCGGCGACGTTTGGCTGCTTGGGGAGCACCGCGTGATTTGCGGTGACGCGACGGACCCGGTCGCCTACCGGACGCTGCTGGGGGATGAGCGTCCGGATTGCTTGTGGACGGATCCGCCTTATGGGGTCGAGTACGTGGGGAAGACCAAGGACGCGTTGCGGATCCAGAATGACGGGGCGGCCGGGCTGGGCGCGCTGTTGGCTGATGCGTTCCCGGCGGCCCGGGAATTCCTCCGGCCCGGCGCGCCGCTCTATGTCGCCCACGCGGACACCGAACGGGCCACGGTCGAGGGAGCGTTCCGGGGCGCGGGTTTCCTGTTCCGGCAGAACCTCGTCTGGGTCAAGAACACGATGGTCCTTGGCCGGAGCGATTACCACTATCAGCACGAGCCGATCCTGTACGGGGAAACGCCGGAGCCGGAGCCGCATCACGCGGAGGCGCACGAGCCGGTGCTGTATGGTTTCGCGCCGGGCGCGGAGGGCCGGCTGGGGCGGGGCGGGCCGCGCTGGTACGGACCCGATAACGCGACCACGGTCTTTTTCTTTGACAAGCCGGCCGCGTCGCGGGAGCACCCGACCATGAAGCCGGTGGCCCTGATCCTTGCCATGTTCGCGAATTCGGTGCGGCCGGGACAGATCGTCCTCGATTGCTTCGGCGGCTCCGGGTCCACGCTCATCGCGGCCGATGTTCACGGTGCGAAGGCGAGGCTCATTGAGCTTGATCCGCGCTACGTGGATGTCATTTGCGCCCGCTACCAAAAGAGCACCGGGCAGCCGCCGGCCAGACCGGACGGCACGCCCGTCGATTTCCTGATCCCGGAGGTGGTCTAGATGGCAGCCCCGGCAACATCGGCGGCGCGCGGCCGCAAGGCGGTGCCGCGGAACCTGAAGCTGCTGCAGGGCATCGCCCCGGGCAAGGATTCGGGCGGCCGCGAGGTCCCCCCGGAGGTCCCGTTCGTCCGCGGCCCGCTGGTCAAGCCGGCCGGCCTGTCCCCGGACGCTTCGTGGTTGTGGGATCAGGTCATCGAACAGATGCAGACCATCGGGCTGTTGAAGCCGCTCGACGCGGCCAGCCTCGAGGCGGTGTGTGAGTGCTTCGCCCGGATGCGGGAGGCGGTGCGGTGGCGGCAGGAGCACGGCCTCGCGTCCAAGAATTCCCAAGGCGTCGGGGTCGCGTGGTGGGTCCGGATTGAATCCGAGGCGTCCCGGGAATTCCGTTCGTGGTGCGCGGAGTACGGGCTGACGCCGGCGGCGGAAAAGAACCTGCGCAGCCCGGACGGCGACGATGGCCACCTCAAAGAGAACCCGTTCCAGTGAAGGCGGCGAGGCGTTCGGGATGCCCACCGCGGCGGTGCTGCGGCGGCTGAGGATCAGCGCGGAGGTCGCGTGGTTTCTGGTCTCGCGCGGGATCCCGTTTCCCGAGTGCGTGCCGTTGGTGAAGACCCCGGAGCCGCGGCTGGTCAAGGGCGCGGCGTTCGACGCCGAGCGGGTGGACAGGGTGCTGGCTGCGTTCTCGAACCTGCGGCACACCCAAGGCGACCTTGCCGGGCAGCCGTTGAACCCGGACCCGTGGCAGATCGCGTACATCATCGCCCCGGTGTTCGGCTGGGTCCGGCGGAACGAGGCCGGCCGCTGGGTCCGGATCATCCGGAACGTCTACGTCGACCTTCCCCGCAAGAACGGCAAGTCCACCCTGTGTGGCGGTTTCGCGATCTACCTGACGGCCGCGGACGGGGAGGCCGGTGCGCAGGTCCTCGCCGCGGCGACCACGGCCGGGCAGGCAGGGTATGTTTTCGCGCCGATCAAGCAGCTGGCCACGGTCGCGCCGGCGCTGCGCGGCCACGTCCGGGCGCTGCAGCACCGCATCATCCACGCCCGCACGAACTCCTACTTCGGGGTGGTTTCCTCGGTCGCCGAGGCTTTGCATGGGGCGAACGTGCACGGCGCCGTCATCGACGAGCTCCACGTCCACAAAACCCCGGACCTTGTCGAGGCGATCGAAACCGGCACCGGCTCGCGCAGTCAGCCGCTGATCGTGAAGATCACGACCGCGGACGACGGCCGGCCGAACAGCATTTACGCCCGGAACCGCCGTTACGTCGAACAACTCGAGGCCGGGGTTTTCAAGGACCCGTCCCGTTACGGGGTGGTGTTCGCCGCGACCGAAGCGGACGACCCGTTCGCGGAGGCGACGTGGAAGAAAGCGAACCCCGGTTACGGGATCTCCCCCACGAAGGAATCGCTGAAGGAAGCAGCCGAGCAGGCGAAGAATTCCCCGGCGGAGCTCGCCTCCTTCCTGCGGCTGCGGCTCGGAATCCGCACCAAGCAGACCACCCGGTTCCTTGACCTGAAGGCGTGGGACCGGAACGCCGGGCACCTCGACGAGGCCGCGCTCGAGGGCAGGCTGTGCTTCGGCGGGCTCGACCTCGGCTCCGTCAGCGACCTGACCGCGTTGTGCTGGCTGTTCCCCAAGGACGGCGGACGGTACGACGCGATCTGGCGGTTCTGGACCCCGGAAGAGAACCTCGACGCGCTCGACAAGCGCACCGCCGGCGCCGCGTCCCTGTGGGTTTCGCAGGGGTGGCTGGATGTTACCCCGGGCAACGTCACGGACTACGACTACGTGAAGGCCGCGGTCCTTGCCGACATGGACCGCTTCGACGTAGCAAGCGTGGGTTACGACCGGTGGAACGCGACGCAGATCGTCAACGACCTGACCGCCGAGGGCGTGCCCATGGTCAAGGTCGGGCAGGGCATCGTTTCGATGAACCCGGCCCTGAAGGAAATCCAGCGGCTCGTCCTCACCGGCACCCGCGCCGAGCCGATGCTGCAGCACGGCGGGAACCCGCTGATGCGCTGGATGGTCGACAACCTCGCGGTCGCGACGGACCCGGCCGGGAACGTCAAACCGGACAAAGCGAACAGCGGGGACAAGATCGACGGCGTTTCGGCGCTGGCCAACGCGGTCAGCGAAGCGCTCGGCACCGCGCAAGTGCGGTCCGCCTACGAAAGCAGCGACCTCATCATCGCCTGAGAAAGGGGACCCGGTCATGCGCCTCAAACACGGCTCCAGCGTCCGGATCGCCCTCGTCGACGGGACCACCGTCGTCGGCACCGTCCGTTTCTCGTGGCGGTGGCGGACGATCAAGCTCGCCGACGTCCTGACGCAGACCCGGAACGGGGAGATCGCCGCGGACGGCTACCTCCTGATCCCGGCCCGGAGCGTCCTTTTCGTGCAGGTCGGGGGTGGTGAGTGATGGGCGCGATCATCAAAGCCGCCACCGGCGAGATCGTCCAAATCGGGTCCTTTGAAGGCCGAGGCTACCCGACCCTGACCACGTGGGGCACCCCATGGGTCTCCCGCGACCCGGGCATCCCCCTCGGCTTGTATGCCCCGCCCGGCTACCCCGTCGACCCGGCCACGATGTGGAAGACGCAGCCGGCGCTGCGGAAAGTCGTTTCCTACGCCGCCCGGCAGATCGGCTCCATTCCGTGGCACGCCTACCGCAGGGTCTCGGACACCGACCGGCAACGGGCGCAGGGCTCCCCGGCCGAGGGGAAGCTGAACCGGCCGCAACGCTTCCTCACCGGCTACCGGCTGTGGCGCGACGTCGCGATCGACGCGATGATTTACGACCTTTTCTGCGTACTGAACCTTGACGGGACCCTCGTGCGGATCCCGCCCCGGCTGCTGGAACTCCGCAGCGATTTTCTCGGGCAGATCATCAAGATCGTCCTCCGAACCCCGGGCAACGAGGCCGACGTCGACCTGACCGACGCGCCGCTGGCCTTGTCGTTCGGGTGGTCGGCGAACGGCGGCGGCGGGGTGTCCCCGCTGTTCACCCTCGCGCAGATCCTCGAGGAAAACCGCCGATCGGTCGAATGGCGGGCCGCCCAGTGGGCGAACAGCCCGAAGATGTCCGGGCTGCTGAAGCGGCCGGCGGACGCGCCGCCGTGGAAGCCCGAGCAGCGCGACCGCTTCCTCGAATCGTGGCGGGCGTGGCGTGACACCCCGAAGGCCGGCGGTTCCCCGCTGCTCGAGGACGGCATGTCCTACGACCAGCTCGAGGGCATCAAGCCGGTCGACGCGAAAGACATCGAAGGCCGGCAACTCACCGACGCGGAGGTCGCGTCCGCGTTCCACATCCCGCCCGAGCTCGTCGGAGCCCGGGAAGGGAACTTCTCGAACATCACCGCGTTCCGGCAGATGCTCTTCGGCCCCACCCTCGGGCCGATCTTCACCGAGCTGCAGCAGGCGGTCAACGCCGGGCTGCTCGGCAGCCTCGACACCACCCCGGACCTGTACGTCGAGATGGACCGCGAATCGGCGATCAATGGGTCCTTCCTCGAGCAGGCGAAGCTCCTGTCCACGCTCGTCGGCGGGCCGATCATGACCCGCGCCGAGGGCCGGGCGAAGCTCAACCTCCGCTTCATCGAGGGCACCGACGAGCTCATCGTCCCGATGAACGTCACCGAGGGCGGGCAGGCGAGCCCGCAGGACACCGGAACACAAAACGAGGGCGACGATTCCGCGCCCGACGACACCCCCGAATAAAGCGAAAGGGCGGCCCGGCCATGGACCCGATCCTGCTGTCGAAAAACTACTCGGCCACGGCCGAAGCCACCGAAGACGGTCCGCCGGGCGAATTCACCGCTCTGGTGTCCGCGTTCGGGAACGAGGACTCCCAAGGCGACATCGTCGAAAAGGGCGCCTTCACGAACACCCTCAAGGAATGGGACGGCCGCGGCCGTCCCATTCCCGTTGTGTGGGCTCACAAGTTCGATGACCCGGAAATGTTCCTCGGCCACTACACCGCCGCGCAGGAAACCGACGCCGGGCTGCAGCTGACCGGGCTGCTGGACCTCGAGCACCCCAAGGCCGAGCGCGTCCACAAGCTCATGAAGTCCGGCCTCGTCGTCGAATTCTCCATTTCCGGGCTCGTCCGCGACTACGAGCTCATCGAAAAGGACGACGACGAGGGCGAGGACGACTGGGGATGGTTCGCGCCGATGCGGATCAAGGACATCGACCTCTGGGAAGCCGGCCCCTGCTTCAAGGGCGCCAACGCGAACACCGAGCTCCTATCCATCAAATCTCTCGCCACCCGCGTGCCCGTCCTCCGCAAGGAAGGCAGGGTCCTCGCGCAACGACACGTGGATTCCCTCAAGGAAGCCCACCAGATGCTCGGCGACATCATCACCGCCGTCGAGAAACAGCCGGACCCGGAACAGCCCGGGCCGGCAGGAAAAGCCCGGAACCCCGGGATGTCCCCCAATGTTCGGGCGCTGCTCGATCTGAACACCATCCATTGAGAACGGAGAACCCAAATGGATCCGAAGGAACGGCTCGCAGCGCTCGTCAAAGAGGCTGCCGAACTGCGCACCAAGGCGCAGGGCGAGGATTTCACCGACGCCGACGCTGAACGCGCCGAGCAGATCGCCAAGGAACACGGCGAGCTGACCGCGCTGCTGGCCCGGCAGAAAGCCGCCGGGGACGCCCTCGCGTTCGCCGGCGCCGGCACCGACACCCACTCCACGGACGGGGACGCGGTCGAGGCTCCGGCCGCGAAGACCCTCGGCGAGGCTTTCGTGAAGTCCGACGCTTACCGCGGCTTCCGGAAGGAACACCCCACCGGGGTCGGGAAGGGCACCCCGATCAGCATCAAGGCCGGCAACCTTGGCATCCGCAAGGCCGACCCGGCGCCGCTGAACACCCCGGACGCCGGGAACGCCCGCGCCGTCCGCACCGGGGACGTCGACGATCTCGTCTACCGCCCCGAACGGCGGCTGCTGGAGGTCATTACCCGCGGCACGACCAACCTGCCGTGGTTCCAGTACCGGCAGGTCATCTCGAAGACCAACAACGCGGCACTGGTCAACGAGGCGGTCACCACGACGGGCACCGACGCGGCCGGCGGCCTGAAGCCGCTGTCCACGCTCGACACGACCACCGCCGAGGCCAAGGCGTTCACCTACGCCGATGGCATGGAAGTCACGAATCAGGAACTTTCCGATGACGGGATCATCCGGACCCTGATCGACTCCACGCTGCGGGAGAACCTCGACATCCTCACCGAGGACGTTCTCCTCAACGGCGCCGGCACCGCCGACGAGCCCGCCGGCATCCTCGCCACCTCCGGGGTGCTGCAGCAGGCCTTTGTCACCGACGCGGTCACCTCGATCCGCAAGGCGATCACGAAGCTGCGCGTCACCTCCGGCGCCACGATCCGGGGCGTGCTCCTCAACCCCGAGGACGACGAGGCGTGGGACCTGCTCAAGGACACCCAAGACCGCTACCTCGGGCAGGGACCCTTCGGGACCGGCCCCGGCACGGCGTGGGGTTACGAGCGGATCGTCTCCCAGTCCATCGCGGTCGGGCAGGCCATCATCGGCGACTTCAAGACCATCCAGCTGCTGGACCTTGAGCCGCTCGCGATCGAGGCCTTCAACCAGCACAAGGACTACGCCCAGCGCAACCTCGTCTACATCCGGGCCGAGAAGCGCGCCGTGCAGCTGATCCGCAACGCCGCGCGCCTGTGCGTGGTCGACCTGACCGCATAGCTATGGCCGAGCCGATCATCATCGTCGGCGGCGTCCGCTACCGCAAGGAAGACGCCGCCCGCCTCGGCCTGACCGAAGACTCCGGCACACCGAAGAAGAAGGCGCCGGCGAAGAAGGGAGCAGGCGATGCCGGAACCGTATCTGGCGGAGCCGCAGGAACTGGCGACGCTAACGAAGCTGGAAGCGTCCAACCCATCTCTTCTGCTGGCGCTCGACCGGGCAAGTGAACGGTTCCGGCAGGCGGTAGGGCACCCGGTCCACCTCGTAACGGATGACGAGATCGTCCTCGACGGGGACGGCACCGAGACCCTGCTGCTGCCCGCGGCCCCGTTCACCGACATCACCATCTCGGTGGGCGGGGCCGCGGTCACCGACTACGAAGCGAACCGGCGAGCCGGGATGCTGCGCCGCAAGGCGCGGTGGCCGGACGGGCTCGGGAACATCACCGTCACCTACACCCACGGTTACGCGATCATTCCCGGCGGGATCCGGGACGCGGTCCTCGAGCAGGCAACGATCCAGCTGAAGGTCCCCGCCGGGGTGCAGTCCGAATCCGCCGGCGGGCAGTCCATCACATGGGGGGTCACCGCCGCGACCGGGGTCACCCAGAAATGGGCCGACGCGGTCGAGGTGTACCGGCTCGGCCGCGGGGAGCGGCCATGAGCCTCGTCTCCTTCGCGACCCACCAGATCACGGTCATCCGGCCCGGACGGTACAAGGACCATGGTTCGTGGTTTGACGACTGGGACAACCCGGAGCCGCCGCGGGTCATCGAGGGCTGTGTGGTGTTCCCCGGGGTTTCGGTCGAGGACAACGAACGGCAGGACGCCGAGAAGGTCCTCTACACCGTCCTCGCCCCCGAAGGCACCGACATCACCAGCCGGGACAAGGTCCGGGTCGACCTCGAACCCGGCCTCGACCTCGCGGTCTGGGGGCGGCCCCGCAGGGTGCCCTCCCCCACCGGAGCCCTCGACCACGTCCACCTCGAGCTCGCCGAATGGGAGGTCACCTAGATGGGATTCAAGGTAACGCTCCGCAAAGCCAACGTCGGCGCCCTGCTCAAATCCGCGCGGGTGCAGGCCGAGCTCAAAGCCCGCGCCGACCGGATCGCGGCCGCCGCCGGCCCCGGCATGGAAGCTTCCGTCCGGGTCGGGGCCAACCGCGCCCGCGCCTCGGTGTTCACCGCGACCGAAGAGGCGCGGGACGCCGAGGCGAGGCGGCGGTCCCTGACAAGGGCGCTGGATGCGGGCCGCTGATGTGGACGCACCCAGACGCCGAGCAGCTGCTCATCGACTACCTCGAACCGGTCCTCGGGGTCCCGGTCGGCACGAAAGCCGGGAGCGGCCCCGAATTTGTGCGCCTGTACCGCACCGGCGGGCCGCGGGCGACCCTCATCAGCGACCGGCCGCTTATCACCTTCGAGGCGTACTCCTCCCGCGGCTCCACCGCGTGGGCGCTGGCGGAAAAGGCGCGGATCGCGGTGTTCGCGTTGGCCGGGACCCGGCTCGGGGAGGTCTCGGTCAAGGACATCGCCGAGGCGTCCGGCCCCGGGAACCTGCCTGACCCGGTTTTCCCCGCCCTCACCCGCTACCAGTTCACCCTCGCCATCCACCTGCGCGGCAGACAGGAGACCCCATGAGAATCCGATTCGCCAACGACTACACCACCCCGGGCGGCCGCACCTATAAGGCCGGCACCGAGGCCGAGATCACGGACACCGGCCTCGCCCGCTCCCTCATCTTCCGCGGCAAAGCCGTCGAAGCAGAAACCCCGCCGGCCGAGCAGCCGGCGGACTCAGCCGCGGCTGAGACCCCCAAAACCCGTAAAGGGACCCAAGGAAAGGAATAAGCCGTGGCCAAGAATTATGACGCAATCCGCGTCTACGGAGACCTCGAATCCGAGGTGTACTTCGCGCCCAAGGGCACCACCCTCCCCACCGTGATGACCGCCGACCCGGCAGACCCCTTCTGGGCGGTCGGATGGCTGTCCGAGGAAGGCGTTACCCTCGCCCTCTCCACCGACGTGGAGAAGTTCAAGGGATGGCAGGGCGGCACGACCCTGCGCACCAAGGTCACCTCCACCGAGAAGACCATCAAAATTCAGGCGCTCGAGGAAACCCCCGGCGTCACCGCCCTCTATTACGGGCACGGCGACCCGGTGGTCACCGGCACCGGTTCGGCCGCCGTCGCGAAGATCGACCTCCCCGAATCGGTCCCCACCGTGGAGCGCACCGCGGTGATCAAGTTCAAGGACGGCGACGTCGACAAGTGGCTGTGCTGCGAGCTTGTGCAGGTCAGCGACCGCGGCGAAGTCGCGCACCAGAACAACTCCATGACGATGTACGAATTCACCCTCGACATCATCGGGGACGCCTACATCCTGACCAACGCCCCGGCCTTCACGGCGCCGTAACCGAAGCCCCGGCTGCCGGGGTTTCTTTCCGTGGCGATGGATTCTTTGCCCCGGCAGCCGGTCACAACCCACCCAAACGAATCCATCGCCCACCAACCACGTCGTAAAGGAACCCATCGCCATGACCACGATTCCCGACAAAGCCGTCGCCAAGCGCCGCGCCGCCAACGCCTCCTCGATCCCGGCCGGCGCGAAGCGGCCCGCCGACCACCAGCCCGCCAAGGAAGACGTCACCGGCCCCAAGGACACCCTCGTCCGCTGGCCGGCCGAAGAACAAGACGGGGCCACCACCCACGAATATCTGATCGCGGCCGAGAACCTCGACGACGCCGAGCTCCTCGAGTACTTCACCGACGAGAACTTCATCGGCGCGCTGCGGATCATGCTCGGCCGGGAGCAGTGGCTGGCCTACAAGGAACACGCCCGGCTCGAGAACGGCCGCGTCACCGCGTCCGGGGCCGCCGAATTCCTCAACCACATCCTTACCGAGGTGAAGAGGGGAAACTCCTAAGCCTCGCGTACCTGCTGACCCGGTTCGGCGCCGAGCTTGAAGCGGACCTTCACCGCTACTACCAGCTGGACCTAGTCGACATGTACCGGGGGCACCTCAGCGTCCGGAAAATCAGCATCCTCGCCCTGAACCTTCCCCGCGGAGCCCAGACATGGGTCGCGCTCGGCGGGGCGGCCGCGATCACCGCCGAAACCGACGCCCTCTGGATGGTCGAGCACGCGCTCTACAAGATCGCGCACGCCCAGAACGGGGCGAAGGGCAAGGCACCGGAGCGGCGCCCGTACCCGCCCGGGGCGCTCGAGGCTGCGGCGAAAGCGGCGAAAGCGACGCAGCAGGCCGAGGCGTTCCGCGCCAAACACTCGAAACCGTAGGGAGGGGCTCCGTTGGCTGTCGAACTCGCCTCTGCGTACATCAGCATCATCCCGTCCGCGAAGGGCCTCAAGCCGGCCATGGAGAAGGAATTCTCCGCGGTCCCGGTGATCGCCGCGGAGACCGGCCGTGAATCCGGGAGCCGCTTCGCGGAAGGATTCAAGTCCAACACCTCCAAGGTCGGGCACGCCCTCGGTTCGACCTTGAAGGCCGGGATCAGCATCGCCACCGCCGCGGCCACCGCCGCCGGGGCGGTCGGCATCGCCACGGCCGCGCAGATGGAACAATCCGAGATTTCCTTCACGACGATGCTCGGATCGGCGAAAAAGGCCAAGGCGTTCCTCGGGGATTTGTCCAAGTTCGCGGCGAAGACCCCGTTCGACATGCCGGGCCTGCAGGCGTCCGCGTCCTCGCTGGTTTCGGCCGGCGTCGACGCGTCCAAGGTCATCCCGATCATGACGAGCCTCGGCAACGCGACCTCGGGCATGGGCACCGGCGCCGAGGGCATCCAGCGCGCCACCGTGGCGCTGCAGCAGATGAACGCGGCCGGGAAGATCAGCGGCGAGGACCTTAACCAGCTGCGCGACGCCGGTATCCCGGTCTTTGACCTGCTGACCGCGGCGACGGGGAAGACCACCGCCGAGATCGCGGAGATGGCCGACAAGGGCAAGCTGGGCCGGCAGGAGCTCGAGCAGCTGATGAAAGCGCTCGAGACCGGGAAGGGCCTCGAGCGGTTCAACGGGCTCATGGAGAAGCAGTCCGCGTCCTTGACCGGCCTGTGGTCGACCTTCAAGGACACCTTCGCGTCCGGGATGGCCGAGGTTGTGCAGCCGCTGATCCCGATGCTGAAGCAGGGCCTCGGCGGCGCCACCTCTTTCCTGACCGAGGTGGTTTTTCCCAAGGCGAAGTTCGCGCTGAAGGAAATCGTCGGCGGGATCCGCGCGTTCGGCGCCGCGTGGGTAGCCAATGACGGCGACATCACGTCCTCCGGTTTCCCCGGCTTCATGGAATGGCTCGCGTTCACCATCCACCAAGGATGGGACCGGGGAACGGAGGCGATCAACGCCTTCCGTGCCGCGTGGGACGCCAACGACGGGGACGTGACGTCCTCCGGGTTTCCCGGCTTCATGGAGAGCACCGCCAACGTCATCCACAGCGGCTGGGACAAAGCCCAGCAGGCTATCCGTGCCTTCACCGCCGCGTGGGACTACAACGACGGCGAGGTCACCTCCTCCGGTTTCAACGGATTCATGGAGCGGGCCGGCTACTTCATGCGGCAGGTGTGGGAGAACATGAAGAAGCTGGATTTTTCCAGCTTCGACGGCTTCCTCGGCTCCCTCAACGCCCAAGGCGGGACCGTAGGGCCGGCGCTGGCCAGCATCGGCGATTCCTTCCGGGAGCTTTGGCCGGCCGTGAAGGAATTCAAGGCGCAGGTCCCGGACCTTTCCGGCGGCCTCACCGTTTTCGCGTCCGTGCTTGGCTTCGTCGCCGACCACGTCGATGACCTGATCGCGTGGATGCCGGCCATCGTTGCCGGTTTCGTGGCGTGGAAAGTCGCGCAGATGGGCCTCAACGCGGCCCAGACCGCGGCGATCCCGGTCCAGCTGATCCTCAACGTCACCCGCATCAGCGCAGCCCGCGCCGAGAAGGCGAACGCGATCGCGATGCGCCAGTCCACGACTGCGGTTGTGGCCAACACCGGGGCGCAGAACGTCTCCCTCGCCACCCGGCTGCGGGACACGGCCGCGACCATCGGGCAACGGATCGCAACCGTCGCCTCGGCCGCTGCGGCGAGGGCCGCCGCGGCAGGGCAGTGGCTGCTGAACGCGGCGATGACCGCGAACCCGATCGCGATCGTCGTGGTGGCGATCGCGGCGCTCGTTGCCGGGCTGATCTGGTTCTTCACGCAGACCGAGCTCGGGAAGCAGATCATCCAGACGGTCTGGGGCGCCATACAGGCGTTCATCGGCGCGACGGTCGCGTGGTTCCAGACTTACGTGCTCCCGACCGTTCTGGCGGTTTTCCAAGGCGTCGGCGCCGTTTTCGGGTGGCTGTGGCAAAATATCATTTCTCCGGTTTTCGGATTCATCGGCGCGCTAATCGGCGCGTGGTGGAAAGTGACGTCGTTTATTTTTCAGGCGCTCGTCGCGGTGGTCACGAAAATTATCGGTCCGGCGATTTTTTGGCTGTGGAATTCCGTCATTTCCCCGGTTTTCAATTTCATCGCCGCGCTCGTCACGTGGTGGTGGAACACGATCCTGAAGCCGCAGTTTGACGCGCTGGTCTGGGTCCTGCAGAAAATCCTCGCCCCCGCTTTTGACTGGCTGTGGAAAACGATAATAAAGCCGGCTTTTGACGGAATAGGCGCGGCCATAAAGTGGGTCTGGGAAAACGTCATTAAGCCGGTTTTCGACCGCCTGTCCGACGTTATCCAGAAAGACATCCCGAAAGCCTTCGACGAGGGGGTCAAATTCGTCAAGAAGGTCTGGGAGGGCCTGCAGGAAATCGTCAAGGCACCCATCCGGTTCGTGGTAAACACGGTCCTGAATGACGGCCTCATTGCCGCGATGAACGGCATCGCCGACTTCCTGAAAATCGACAAACTCCCGAGGATCGCGCTGCCCGAAGGCTTCGCCACCGGTGGCTGGACCGGACCCGGCTCCAAGTACACCCCGGCCGGGCTGGTCCACGCCGACGAGCACGTCATCCGCAAAGAGAGCCGGCGCCGCATGGAAGCCAGCACCCCCGGGCTGCTGGACCACATCAACCGCTACGGCACCCTGACCGGATACGCCGGCGGCGGCCGCGTCGCCCCGCTGAAGGAACTCTTCGTCACCAACGGCTGGAACCACGTCCACAAGGGCATCGACTACGCCGCCAGCGTCGGCACCCCCGTCTTCGCCACGCAGGACGGAACCGTCGTCCATGCCGGCCCCGGCGCGACCGCGCCCGGGGTGTGGGGCGGCCAAGAGGTCCACATCGCCGGCGGCGGCTTCGAAACATGGTTCGCGCACCTATCGCGGATCATGGTCGCCCTCGGGCAGAACGTGCGGGCCGGGCAGGAGATCGCCCTTTCCGGGAACACCGGGATCTCCTCCGGCCCGCACCTGCACTTCGGGGTGTTCTCCGGAGGATGGCCCAACGACCTCGACCCCACCAGCTACCTCGGCGGCGCCGGGGTCCCTTCCGGGGGCGAGGGCTGGAACCCGGTCAAGGACATCATCGGCGGGCTCATGGACGCCTTCATAAAGGCGTTCCCGCAGGGCGGTTTCCTGATCGACGTGCTCGGCGGGCTCGGCAAAACGATCCTCAACGGAGCCGCCGACTTCGTCGGGCAGCTGTTCTCCGGCGGGGACCGGCGCGGCGCGCTGGTCTACGACGGCGGCGGCTGGCTCGAGAACACCGGCGGGCTGCAGCTGATCGAACACCGGACCTCCCGGCCGGACGCAGTCCTCACCGCCACCCAATGGGACACCATGGCGCGGATCGCCGAGAACACGGCCGCCGGGACGGAGATCAACATCGCCGGGAACGTCTACGGCAACCCGCAGGACATCGTCGACGAGCTCGACGCCCGGAAACGGCGCGCCGCGACGCTGCACAACCTCGGCGCGATCACCATAGGAGGCTGACATGGCCGGGATTGCTTTTTACGCGCCGGCCCCGCCACCGCTGCCCCCCGCGGCGCCGGTCTTCGTCAAGACCGCGGTGACGTGGACCGGCTGGGACGGCTCGGTGTGGGACCTCACCGACCCGGGCGCGGGCGTGGTGCTGGTCAACGCCGGCGTCGAAGGCCTCCACATGCCCAAATTCCGGCAGTGGACCCGCCAATCACCCGCCGTTCCGGGCCAGACGTTCACCGGGATGGTCGCCGAGCCGCGCGACGTCGTCCTGCCCTTGCTCATCTTCGAGGACGCCTCCAGCCAGCAATGGGTCGACCGGGACCGGGCGTTCTGGAAGTCCATGCACCCCGCCCGGGAAGGGACCTTGACCGTCAGCGCTGCGGGGACCGGCACCGCCCGGTCCCTGCGGCTGCGGCTAGTTCCCGACGCGCACACCTACCCCGCGGACCCGGTTTTTTCCGGCTGGGCGCAATACGTCGTCGCGCTCGTCGCCGACCAGCCCTTCTGGGCCGGCCCGCCGATCCAAGCCGGCCTGAACGCGGCCACCGACATGGAATTCTACGAAGAAACCGGCCCGCAGCTGATCAACATCAACTCCGGGCACGGCATCGCGGACGCGGCCGTCACCAACACCGGAGATGAGGACGCATGGCCGGTCTGGACCGTCATCGGCCCCGCCGATGGCGCCTACATGGGAGTCGGAGACCGCATCGTCGACGCCCCTGACGTCGCTGACGGCAAAGCGCTGGTCATCGACACCGACCCGAGGGTCCAGACCGCTATCGAATACGACTACACCCCCGCCTCCGGGTCCGTCCCGGAGGTCCTCGAGAACCCGGTCGACCGGACCGCGGAGCTCACTGGAGCCGTCGATTTCGCCCCGATTCCGGCCGGCGGGACGTCCCCGATCAACATCGGCCTCACCGGCTCCGGGATCCTCCGGGTCCGGATCACGCCCCTGTATTGGAGGGCATGGTGAACTACGACAGCCCGTTCCGCATCACCGTCTACAACAAAGCCTTTCAGCGGCAGGGCTGGGTCGGGGACCCCATTTCCCTGACCGCGCAGATCAACCACAACGCCATCAGCGACGCGGCCCTCACCGTGGGATCTTCCGACGACAAGGTCCCGATCCTGATGGACACCGGGGCGAGGGTAACGATTGACTACCTCGGCGAGCACCTGCTCTCCGGGCCGGTCCGGGCCAAGGCCGGGAAAGGGCCGGCCAACGCCGGGAACATCACCTTCAGCGTCCTCGACGACTTCCGGCTCTTCCACCGGGTCCTCGGCTGGCCGGTCCCGGCCGCGGCGATCACCGGCCAGAACGCCTCCGAATACCACACCCTCTCCGGCCCGGCCGAGACCGTCCTGAAAAGCGTGCTCACCGCCGACGCCATCACCCGGCTCGGCGAACCCGTCACCGTCGCCCCCGACCTTGGCCGCGGGGGCAACATCACTGCCTCGTTCCGCTTCCACCCCCTCGCTGACCGGTTGTTCCCGGCCGTGGATGCGGCAGGGATCGGGGTCACCGTCCGGCAGCAGGGCGCCGGCCTGTACGTCGATTGCTACGAGCCCGAGCTGCACCCGCGCACCCTCACCGAGGCTGGCGGGGTCATCACCGATTGGTCATGGACCCAAGCCGAAGCCGAAGCGACCCACGTCGTCGTCGGCGGGCAGGGCGAGGGGACGGCCCGGACCTTCGCCGCGTTCAACGACGCGGCCCGGGTCACCGCCCTCGGGGAACGCATCGAAGTGTTCCGCGACGCCCGCGACTCCTCCGCCGGGAGCGTCTACACCGAACGGGCCGCCGAAACGTTCGCCGAAACCGCCCCCAAGTCCGGGCTGAGCGTCAAATTCTCCGAAACATCAGTATTCCGCTACGGAATCCCCGGCGGGGTCCGGGTCGGGGACAAGGTCACCCTCCGGGTCGGGACCGGCCTCGAGATCACCGACACGCTCCGCTCCGCGACCTTCTCATGGACCCGCGACAACGGGCTCGAGGTTAGCCCGGCCATCGGGGACATCACCGACAACACAGACACCCAGTTCGCGCGGGCCATCGCCGCGATCGCGGCCGCCGTCCGGGACCTACGGAGGAAATAACGTGACCATCACCAGCACTTTCTACGACACGTCTGCCGGGGTCCCGGCCTCCCTTGTCACCGAGATCAAATGGGCCAAAGCGCACCCGCACATCGGCGCCGCCCACTACGGGGTCGACGGGCCAACGGATTTCGCGGTCTCCGCGCACCCCTCCACTCCGTATGCGGTCAACGTCGAGGCCGGCAAAGCGTGGGGGCGCGGGGTTTTCGACGAATCGACCGCCGTCGAGACCGTGACCTGCGACGCCCCGACCTCGGGCACGCGCTGGGATTTAATCTGCCTGCGCCGCAACTGGGCGCCGTCCGCCGGCGGCCCCACCTCCGTCACCTCCGTGGCGGGCGGGACGCTGAAAGCGATCCCCGGGGACCGGCAGAACACGCCCGGCAGCCTCGATGACCAGCCGCTCGCGCTCGTGCAATGGACCTACGGGCAGACGCAGCCGACCTCGATCGTGGACCTGCGCTGCTGGGCCGGGAACGGCGGGGTCCTCGCCAAGGACCAGCTGGCCCTTTCCTACCTTGGGCAGATCGGGGCGGCCGTGAAGATCGGCGCCGACCACTGGTCCTACGAGCTCGGCGCCAACGACATCCCCGGCTGGGTCAACGAGGACGGCTCAGGTCCATGGACCGCCCTGACCCTCGCGTCCCATTGGGTATCGAACGGCATCGCCAGTGCCCGCACGGTCGGGCGCGGCGCCTTCCTGCACGTCGCGATTGATGCCCGCTACACCCTCGGGTCCGCGATCTCCGAGGGAATGATCATCACCTCGCTGCCGGTCGGGATGCGGCCCGTGGACCGGGTCTTCGTTCCCGGCACCACCAACACCTACCACAACGGGACCGTCTACTCCGTCCACGCCGGCGGCGTCGCGGTCGGACCCTTCCCGGTCGGCGTGGTGTGCCAGCTCAACGGGATCGCCCCGCTCAAATAGGAGGAAACCGCCGTGACCGATTACCCCTTCGACATGCAACTGGTGGTGGACCCGACCAACCCGGAGAACATCGTCGCGGACGCCCCCATCATGATCTACGACGCCACCGACACGGCCGGGACCACCCCCCTGACCCTCACGTCTCCGGCCGGGCTGCCGCTCGGGAACCCGCTCATTTCCAACCACAACGCCTTCCTGCAGCCCTTTATCGCGAACACCCCGCAGGTCATGTGGAAATCCGGGATCTACACCGGCTACTTCATCTCCTTCACTGGGATGCGGGACGAAGCCGTCGCGGCCCGGGTCGCTGCCGACGCTGCCGCGGCCGCGGCAGCCGAGGCCGCCGAGAACGCTCAGGCGCCCACCGACGATCAGGTCGACGAGGCGGTCGCCCGGGCAGACATCCCCGGACAGGTCACCGCCGCGACGAGCGGAGCGCTGGCGTCCAAGCTGGACGTAACCGCGGCGACCGCGGCCTACGGGGACTTCCAGACCGCGCTGGCGAAGTGGGCGCCCAAGGTGCGCGCGGACCACCTGCAGACCGACAAGCTCGCCGAATGGTTCACCGCCCTCGGGGCCGGGAAGGCGCAGGCGCTGGCGATCGGCGACAGCATCACCGAGGGAACCGGCGGCACCTCGATGAACAAGCGCTGGCAGACCGTCCTCCAAGCCCTGCTGCGCGAAGACAAGGGCTCCATTATCGGCGCGGAATTCCCCTACATTGCCGCGAACCCCGTCACCTCCGTCTCCGGTAAGCCCGTGGTCCTTGCCGGCACGATCAGCCGCACCAACACCTTCGGCGGGATCAGCGGCCGCACCTCCGTCATGTCCGCCGGCGCCACCGAGACGTTCACGTTCTACGGCGATCAATTCAAGCTCCTCTACTTCATGGGCTCCACCACCGCTTTCGCGAACGTGGTAGTCGACGGCGGCGCCCCCGTCATCTTCGACACCAACAGCACCCGCCTCGGGGTCATCGGCAACGCGGCAGGGACCTACACCTCCCCGGTGCTGGCCCTCGGCACGCACACCGTCGTCGTTTCCCGGGACGCTTCCACCCCGGTCGGCACCAACGCCC